GCTGACCCGCTACAAGCAGGCCAAATCCAGCCTGGAGCAGCGCATCGTGGAGGACGAGCTGTGGTGGGAGCTGCGCCACTGGGAGGTCATCCGGCGGGGAAAGCGGCCGGAGGAGCGGGGGCCGGAGCCGTCCTCGGCGTGGCTCTTCAACGCGATTTTGAACAAGCACGCCGACGCCATGGACAACTATCCCGAGCCGGTGGTGCTGCCGAGAGAGAAGAGCGACGAGGAGAGCGCGAAGGTTTTATCCTCGGTCCTGCCGGTGATCCTGGAGTACAACCATTACGACGAGACCTACTCGGCGGCGTGGTGGGAAAAGCTCAAGCACGGCACCGCGGCCTACGGCGTCTTCTGGGACCCCAGGAAGGAAAACGGGCTGGGGGACATCACCGTGTCGGAGATCGACCTTCTCAAGCTCTTCTGGGAACCCGGCATCACGGATATCCAGCGTTCGCGCAACCTCTTTATCGCGGAGCTGGTGGACGAGGACCTGCTGGAGGAGCAGTACCCGCAGTACAAGGGGAAGCTGGGCGGCGGCGTGATCGACGTCAAGCAGTACCTATACGACGATACCGTGGACACCTCGGACAAGAGCGTGGTGGTGGACTGGTACTACAAGCGCACCGCCGCCAACGGCAGGACCATTCTGCACTACGCCAAATTCTGCGGGGACGTGCTGCTGTTCGCCTCTGAGAACGACCCGCAGTACCGGGAGCGGGGCTGGTACGACCACGGGCTTTATCCGGTGGTACTGGACGTGCTGTTCCCGGAGAAGGGAACGCCGGCGGGGTTTGGCTATGTGGCCATCTGCAAGGACCCGCAGCTCTACATTGACCAGCTGTCCGGCAATATTCTGGAAAACGCCATGATGGCGACCAAAAAGCGGTTTTTTGTATCCAGCGCGACCAGCATCCACGAGGACGAGATGCTGGATTGGAAGAAGCCCTTTGTCCACGTGGAGGGCGAGCTGGACGAGAGGCGGCTCCAGGAGATCACGGTGCGGCCCCTGGACAGCATCTGCATGAACGTCCTCCAGCAGAAAATCGAGGAAATGAAGGACACTGCCGCCAACCGGGACGTGAACAGCGGCGCCGCCGGCAGCGGCGTGACAGCGGCGGCAGCCATTGCGGCGCTCCAGGAGGCCGGCAACAAGGTCAGCCGGGATATGATCTCGGCCAGCTACCGGGCGTATACCAGGCTGAGCGCCATGTGCATCGAGCTGATCCGGCAATTCTACGACGAGACCAGGTGCTTTCGCATCCTGGGCAGCGACGCGGCCGCCTGCCGCTTTGTGGAGCTGAACAACCGGGCATTGCAGGAGCAGCCCATGGGGCAGACGGCGGACGGTGTGCCGCTGGTGCGAAAGCCTGTCTTTGACCTCAGGATCAAGGTGCAAAAGAAGAACCCCTTCTCCCGCATGGAGCAGAACGAGCGGGCCAAGGAGCTGTACAGCATGGGCTTCTTCAACCCGGAGCGGGCGCAGGAGGCCATGGGTGCGCTGGACATGATGGAGTTCGAGGGCATTGACAGGGTGCGCGAGCAGGTGCAGCAGGGCGAGACCCTTCTGAACCTCTGCCGGAACCTGGCCCGGCAGCTGGACCAGATGGCCGCGGTGGTGCAGGGGCTGACCGGCAAGGATATGGGCATCGCCGCAGGCCCCCAGTCAGGCGGCGCGCCGGCCTTCGCAGGCGCGAAGCCATCCGGCGGCATCGCCGCAGCGGCTAAAACGGCCCAGACGCCCATGACCGGCTACGGCGAGCAGCTGGCAAGGCGCAGCACCCCCAGCATGGATCAGGGCAGCGACCGCGCCGCGCCGGGAGGCGGCGTATGACCCATATTTACATGGAGGCAGACGGAAACCGGCACATCGTCTCCGCCAAGGGCCACGCCGGAAGCCCGGCGGCCTGCGCAGCCGTATCGTGTCTGCTGACAGCACTGGCAGGATACCTCCGCAACGCGGGGGCGGAGGTCACGGCGTGCAGGCTGGAGAGTGGGGACGCCTATCTGGAATTCCTGGGTGCGGACGAGGCGTTCCACATGACAGTGATCGGGCTTTTGCAGCTGGCGCAGGCGGCGCCGGATGCGGTACAGGCCGAGAAAAGACTTTAGGACGTATACCACACGGGGGTTGACCCGCGACGAAATAAAGGAGAATACAGCATGCAAAATTTCAATCTGTTGGCGCTCAGACTGGACCTTTTTGACGCCGCGGCCGGTGCCTCCGGCGCGGCGGCGGGGAACGGCGGGAGCCAGGGCGAGACACAGGCAGGTCCCTCCACCACCCGGGGGGGCAAGACGGGCGAACAGGTGGTCTACGGCAAGCAGGCTGCCGCGCTGGAGGCTCCTGCCGCCGGGGAGCAGGGAAAAGAGCCGGGTGTGGTCACCACGTCCAGCACGGCAGAGGACAGACAGCGGGCCTACAGGGACCTCATCAACGGCGAATACAAGGACCTGTATACAAAGGACACCCAGCGGATCATCGACCGGCGGTTCCGGGAGACCAAGCAGCTGGAGCAGCGGCTGGGCGAATATCAGCCGGTGATCGATCTGCTCCGGCAGCGGTATGGGGCCGAGGATGTGGGGGAACTGGCCAAGGCGCTGGAGAACGACGACAGATACTGGTCCGAGGTGGCGGAAGAGGCCGGCATGAGCGTGGAGCAGTACAAGAAGTTCCAGAAGCTCCAGCGGGAGAACGCGGACCTCCTGCGCCAGCAGCGGGCGCGGCAGGGCCAGGCGCGCGCCGACGCGCAGATGCGCCAGTGGTACGCCGAGGCCGAGCAGGTCAGGGCCGCGTACCCTGGCTTTGACCTCCGGACGGAGGCGCAGAACCCGAACTTCCTTGCCATGCTCCGGGCCGGCGTGCCGGTCCTGCACGCCTACGAGGTGGCCCACATGGACGACATCAAGGCGGGCATCGCAGCCGAGCAGGCCAAGACCACCGAAAAGAAGGTGGTGGACGGTATCCGCGCCAAGGGCGTCCGGCCCCCGGAAAACGGCACGGTCCCGCAGAGCGGCTTTACGGTCCGCGACGACGTGTCCAAGCTCACCAAAAAAGACCGCGCGGAGATCGCGCGGCGCGCGGCTAGAGGGGAAAGAATCACCTTCTGACAGTACGACAAACCAAATCGAAGCCCGGCAGCTTTGCCGCCGTACGGATGCGGCGTGCCCCTTGCGGGCAGGCGGGTCTGATTTGGCGAGGAAGAACAACGAAACGTGCGGAATGGATTCCGCCCGCAGGGCGGAAGGACCGAAGCGAGACCCGGCAGAGCGGTCTTGCTTCGGAGAGGAAGAACAATGGAGCAGAGTGGAGTTTTCGGCGGAGGCCGGAAACGAAACGTGCGGAATGGATTCTGACGAGAAAGGAGATATCATGAAAACCTTTGAAATCAAGACGCTGCTGCCGCTGTGCCTCGTCCTCTTTGACGGCGCCAGCAACGCAGCAGCGCCCAACTACAACGTCAACGTCACCACGGCAAACACCACCGGGAACGATCTCTCCCCGGAGATGAAAACCTACTACTCCGACTATCTTCTGGACCTGGCGGAGCCGGAGCTGGTCCACGACCAGTTTGGCCAGAAGCACCCCATCCCCAGGAACGGCGGCAAGACCATCGAGTTCCGCCAGTACGACCCCCTGCCCGAGCAGCTGACGCCGCTGAGTGAGGGCGTGACGCCGGACGGACAGTCGCTCAATGTCAAGACCGTGACAGCGACCATCAGCCAGTACGGCGGCTATGTGACCATCAGCGATATGCTCCAGCTCACGGCCATCGACAACAACCTGGTACAGGCCACCAGGCTCGTCGGCTCCCAGGCGGGCCGCACCCTGGACACCATCACCCGCGAGGTCATGGCGGCGGGGACCGTGGTGCAGTACGCGGGCGGCAGGACCAGCCGCGCGGCCATCTCTGCGTCGGACGTGCTGTCGGTGGACGATGTCAAAAAGGCGGTGCGGTTCCTGGAGAGCCAGGACGCGCCCAGGATCGGCGGCTACTATGTGGGCATCATCCACCCGTATGCCAAGTACGACCTGATGAAGGACCCCGACTGGAAGTCGCCCCATCAGTATGTGGACACCGAGAACATCTACAAAAACGAGATCGGTGAGCTGTACGGTGTGCGGTTTGTTCAGTCCAGCCGCGCGAAGGTCTTCCAGAAGGCGGGGGCGTCGTCCGCGGATGTGTACGCGACCATGATCTTCGGAGACGACGCCTACGGCGTGACGGATATTACCGGCGGGGGCCTCCAGCACATCGTCAAGCCCCTGGGCAGCGCCGGCAGCGCGGACCCCCTGAATCAGAGAGCGACTTGTGGCTGGAAGGCCACCAAGACTGCCGAGATTCTGGTGCAGCAGTACATGGTGCGCGTCGAGAGCGGCGCCAGCGCGTAAAGGAGGAACTGGGCATGATTGAAAACGGCGGGCAGAGGTCCAAGGGCCAGAGGGACAGCGCCGAGGAGCTGGTGGCGTACACCGCGCCGCTGATGCCCTGGCGGACGGACCGGGATATCTTTGTGGCGGTCAACGGCGAGAGCATCCGCATCAAGCGGGGCGCGGAGGTGCAGATCAAGCGCAAGTTCCTGGAGGTCATCGAGCACGCGGAGGCGCAGGAGCTGGCGGCCTATCAGTACATGAAGAAGGCCCGGAAGCAGGGCGAAGCCATCGCCAATCTATAGACAGGCACGGCGCGGCGTGGGGGAGCGCCCTGCGCGCCGCGCGTCCTTCGGGAGGGATACAACATGCGCAATCGAATCATCCGCTGCGCTGTACAGGACGAATTTATCCGCGGGGCCGGACAGGTCATCGGCGCGGCGGGGAGCCACGACGACGTGGAGCTGGAGCTGACCTTCTCCCCCATGTGGGACGGAACGGCGAAGCGCATCGCCTGGTTCGACGCGCTGGGAGAGAGCACGGTGCTGACAGTGCTTGGCACCAACCTTCTGGTCCCGGGAACAGGCGGCACCTACCGCGTTCCGGTCCCGCATGAGGCAAAGGCAGTGGAAGGCGATATGCGCCTGACCATCCGGGGCGCCGTGGTGAAAAACGGCGTAGAAACACGGGCAGTCGTTGCAGCGACAGCCTGCTTTCGCGTGCTGCCGGCGCTCTGGGACCCGCTGGCTGAGGAGACACAGGACGTGACACCCTCTCAGGCGGACCAGATTCAGGCGGAAATCGAAAAGATCAAAGACGATATTGTGGACGCGGCGAAAGCGGCGGACGCACTGGAACGAACCCTGGAGGCCGCCGGCAACGCCGCTGCAAGCGAACAGAACGCCAGGCACAGCGCCGCTGCGGCGCAAAGGAGCGCGCTGGATGCCTCTGAGGACGCGGAAAAAGCCGCCGTATCGGCAACAGAGTCACAGCAGAGTGCGCTGCATGCACAGGCAATGGCGGAGACAGCCACACAGTACAGCGGAAAGCCACCGGTGATCCGGAACAAAACCTGGTGGACCTGGAATGCTTCGGCCGGACTCTATGCAGACACCGGCCAGCCAGCCAGAGGCGAGGCGGGCCTGGCAGGCGCACAGGGCCCGGAAGGATCGCAGGGGCCCCAGGGCGTGACCGGTCCGCAGGGACCGGCCGGGCCGCAGGGCGCGCAGGGGGAGGCCGGTCCGTCCGGACCGCCCGGACCGCAGGGGCCACGGGGGCCGCAGGGTGTCCAGGGGCCGCAGGGGCCGCGGGGCATCGACGGCGTGGCAGTGGAGACGACGGGCATGGCGGCGTTCTCTGTGACAGAGGACGGGCATCTGCTGTGCAGCTTCACCGGAGAGGCATCGCCGGACTATTATATCAACGATGCGGGGCATCTGTGCCTCGCGCTGAAGGAGGCAATGGCATATGCCGACGATTGATCTGGGGCAGGTGGTCGGCCCACGGGGGCCGCAGGGTACGCCGGGACCTGCCGGTCCGCAGGGCGCAACCGGGGAGACCGGGCCCCGCGGCGCGCAGGGACCGGCCGGGCCGCAGGGCGCACAGGGCCTGCAGGGGCCGCAGGGTGTCCAGGGGCCGAAGGGCGACAGGGGCGACCCGGGCCTGGTGGTGACCACAGGCACGGCGGCGCTCACTGCGGGCAGCTCCAGCCTGGCCACCGGCACAGTCTACTTCCAGTACGAGTGAGGACGACGCGATGGACGGATACATCAGCGTAAACGGCAAGGCCCGGAGAATCAAGGCGGTCTGGGTCGGCGTGAACGGCAAGGCCCGGAGGGCGACGCGCGCCTGGGTCGGTGTGGCCGGAAAGGCGCGGCCCTGGTTTCGCACGGCGCTGGAGCCCGGATACACCATCCGCGCACGCATCAGCGGCTATTCGGACCCGGACCTCTTTGGCGTACTGCGTCTCGGGACAGAGATGATCCTGCTCAATCCGGCACCCTCGCCGGCCGCGCCAGTCCCCGAGGTGTATTCAGAGTTCGCCCGGACTGTGCCGCAGGGGTCGTCTGTTGCCGTTGGCTTCCTGGACCTGAGCCCCTATGGGCCGACCGATTTATATGTGTACATGGACGGGCAGAGTATGCCGACAGAGAGCAAGCCCACCGAAACGCCTGAGGGCACGATGTATATGTCCCTGACGCTGCCGTTGGGGAGAGATGTGGACATGGATTTCGTCTTTACCAGCACCGGCGGCTCGATGCCGATGAACACCATGACCGTCAACATGACATCTGCCGGCTGAGGGGGGGTGCAGGTATGTACATCAACGCGGATATCATCATCGAGGCTGCGGCGCTGCTGGGGGCGCTGGGGGTGCTGGGCGGGGCGGTCTGGTCCATTTTCAGGATCTATGCCACGGACCGGCGGCAGGCGGAGATCAACCGGGCGCAGCAGGAGGAGCTGACCATCATCTGCTACGGCCTGCGCGGCGCGCTCCAGGGGCTCATCGAGCAGGGGTGCGACGGGCCCTGCAAGGACGCGCTCCAAATGCTGGACAGGCACCTCAACCAAAAGGCCCATCGGGAGGAATAAAAAGCCGCCCCCCGGCGGGAGCGGCGGCGGAAATTGACAAAATGCGGTGCACTGCGGTATAATGGACGCGCCACCCCCGGACGGGGGCGGCCGGAAGGGCACTGTTACATAGAGGCGGTCAGCCCACATCCCCTGCGATTTTCATCGAAGGGAGGTGGCGCTGATGTGGAGGTTTCCACGCAACGCACTGCGGTTTCTGGTATGTCTGGCCTTTGTGCTGTACATCCTGGCCATAAAAGTGTGTTAGCCGCCCGGTGGCACCCGAGCGGCTAACGTTCTGTTGGTTCTGATTTCGGGCTGACCGCAGTAACAGCTGCCCTTTCGTCAATTATACGGCTGCGCTCCGGCTTTGTCAATGACAAAAGCGCGGGGCGCTTTTTATGGGGCCCCCACGCGGCCTGACGCGTGGGGAGAAGGAGGAACCGCGGAGCAGAGTGGAGTTTTCGGCGGAGGGCATAGCCCGGCGGCGGAAACGGAACGGGCGGAGCGGATTCCGACGACGCGGAGCGCTTTTTATGGGGCCCCCGCAAAGCGGAAATTGCAAAACGCGCGGCTAGAGGGGAAAGAATCACCTTCTGACAGTACGACAAACCAAATCGAAGCCCGGCAGCTTTGCCGCCGTACGGATGCGGCGTGCCCCTTGCGGGCAGGCGGGTCTGATTTGGCGAGGAAGAACAACGAAACGTGCGGAATGGATTCCGCCCGCAGGGCGGAAGGACCGAAGCGAGACCCGGCAGAGCGGTCTTGCTTCGGAGAGGAAGAACAATGGAGCAGAGTGGAGTTTTCGGCGGAGGCCGGAAACGAAACGTGCGGAATTGATTCTGACGAGAAAGGAGCTGTCATGAAGATCAAAGAGGCCATCACCCGGGCGGATGCGCTGCGGCCCAACGCCTGGGACGAGGCGCAGAAGGCGGCGTGGGTCTATGAGCTGGAGGGGCGGCTGGCGGTGGTGCGACACGCGCCGCCGCCGGCGAGAATCTGGCCCTGCGACGCGAGCCTTGCCATGCCGCCGCCCTACGACAGCATCTATCCGCTGTATCTCTGCGCCATGATCGACTGGGCCAACCAGGAAACGGCGCTGTATGCCAACGATATGACGGTCTTCAACGCGGCCTACCAGGACGCGATTGCCTGGTGGCGGCGGCGGCACAGGCCGGGACCGTCCCGGAATTGGAGGGTGTTCTGATGCTGCCGAGACTGCCCTGTGACCTGCCAGGGACGGAGCGGGAAATCCTGGCGCTCCAGGGCATCAACTACTCCGACAGCTGCCAGGACGGGGATCTGGCGGCGTGCGAAAATCTGTCCACCCGGCGCTATCCCTACTTCTCCACCCGGCGGGCGCGGACACACCTGGCGCAGTACGACGGGGCCACGGCCCTGACGGCGTGGGAGAAGCTGGTGGTGGTGAAGGGGACCAGGCTCTACTACGATGGCGCAGCGGTGGGGACCGTCACGGCGGGGGAAAAGCAGTTTGCCGTGGTCAACACCAGGCTGGTCATCTGGCCGGACAAGAAATATCTGGACCTGCAGGAGCGGACGCTGGGGAGTCTGGACGCGAAGATCGCGGCGGAGAGGGCTGTCTTTACGGCCGACACCGTGACGCTGACCGGCGCGCCGGTGCTGACGGACCGCTTTCGGGCGGGCGACACCGTGACCATCTCCGGGTGCACGGCGCTTCCGGACAACAACAAGGCTGTGCACATCGTATCCCTGACCGGCAAGACCATCACGGTACCAAAGGACGCGTTCCAGGCCGGGAGCGAGAATCACACGGTCACCATCGAGCGGCGGGTGCCGGACCTGGACTACATCTGCGAGAGCGAAAACCGCCTCTGGGGCTGCTCCAACTCAGAGCGGACGATCTTCGCCTCGGCCCTGGGCGACCCCTGCAATTTCTACAGCTACAACGGCGTCTCCACTGACAGCTATGCGCTCTCTGTCGGCTCCGAGGGACCGTTCACCGGGTGCTGCGCCCTCTCGGGCGGTGTCCTCTTCTGGAAGGAGCGGACGCTGCACAAAATGCTTGGCAGCTACCCGGCGGAATACAGCCTTCACAGCTACAGCGTGGAGGGGTTGAAGGCCGGGTGCCACAAGAGCATGGCGGTGGTCAACGAGGTCCTTTACTACCTGGGCAGCGGCGGCGTCTACGCCTACGCCGGCGGCACGCCGCAGCGGATTTCCGCGGCGCTGGGAGACCGGCCCTTCTCCGATGGCAGAGGCGGAACGGACGGAGAGCGGTATTACCTGTCCGTGCAGGACGGGCAGGTGCGGCAGCTATTGGTGTACGACACCCGGCGGCAAATCTGGCTGCGGGAGGACGACATGGCCTGTGTGGACTTTGCGAGGCTGGGAAACGAGGTCTATTTCCTGACCAGGGACGGAAAGGTCTGTCTGGCGGACAGCGGACAGGAGGACCCGGAGGTGGCGTGGATGGCGCAGTTTACGCCGTTCTATGAGACGATCCAGGGCCGGAAGCGGTATTCCCGGCTGATCCTCCGCATGGAGCTGCCCAAGGGCGCCTGGATGGAGGCGGAGGCCAGAAGCGGCGGCGGGCGCTGGGAATCCTGCGGAAAGAAAATCGGCCAGGTGGACGGCGTGGTGACCATGGTTCTGCCGGCCCGCCGCCGGGACAAATGGGAGCTGCGGCTCCGCGGAGAGGGGCCCTGCACCATCCTGGGGGTCCTGCGGGAATTTACAGTGGGGAGCGAGCGATAACCACAATCGCAGCTTTGTACCTTGTCAACCTCATATCGAGACAGCGGAGAAGCTTGAAAAAATGCTTGACATGGGTATACACCCACAGCATAATGGGTATGTACCCATAAAGGAAAGAGGTGACAGGCATGGGAACCGAGGCCGAAAGGCAGGATACCAGGAAAGCAATGGCGTTTGACCTGTTTGAAATCCTGGACGAAAAACCGGAGCAAACGACATACACTGCGGAAGAAATCAAGAAAATCATTCGTGTGTATATCAAAACGGCAGACCAGAGGTAAACCGGAAGGAACGGGGCCGGGAAGCCGGTTCCGTTCCGGAAGAGGGATGGGATGACAGCAAAAGAACGCTATGACGCAAAGACCGCCGCACGAGTCAGCCTGAAGCTGAACAAGGTGACAGACGCTGATATTCTGAAGCGGCTGGAGGCGGTTCCAGGCAAACAGGGCTATATCAAAGGCCTGATTCGCGCTGATATAGCAAAAGAAGATTCCGGCCAATAAAAGAGAGCGCCCACCCTCCAGCCAAAGGAAGCTCCTGAAAACATAAAACTGCATATACCATCATCCCCGCTGTCTCGATATGAGGTGGCGGGGATATTTTAATTGGGAGGGTCCATATGGCAGCGGTATTTCCGGAATCCATGGAGCGGCTGGAGGGGGATGCGGAGAAGAATTTCTCGATTCTCGACGCCTACATCCGCTATATGAGCGAGCGCATGGAATTCTCCATGAAGAATATGGTTCGGAACGTCAACGAGGCCGGCGTCTCCACGGCGGAGATATTCCTGAAAATCCTGGATATGGGCAATGAGGTTTCCATGCTCCAGAGCGGCGCGAGCCAGATGACCGGCGAGATCAACGGCATCAAGGGCCGGCTGGGCGAGATGGATGGCGATCTATCCGCGCTGCAGCCGCGGATGGGCACCGTGGAAACGGCAGTCAACCGCTTATCAAACGACCTGGCGGCGCTCACCGCCCGGGTGGAGGCCCTGGAGGCCAAGGAAGGAGAGGCTTGATATGGCAGCCATTTTGAACAAAAAGGACGAGGACGCCATTGCCGCGGCCAAGGCGGACTATGCCGCGGCGCAGGCCCGGGGCGACAAGGCCGCCATGGAGGCTGCGCATCAGAGGGCGGAAGCCGTTCGCGCGGGCTACGGCTACTCCGGCGGCGTGGATGGCAGCCAGTATATCCCGAAAACCGAAGGCGGCGCGGGCAACTCCGGCGGAAACAGCAGCTACAAGCCCGGCAGCGCCGGCAGCACGCAGAGCAGCAGCACGCAGAGCGGCAGCACATCGGGCAGCGGCGGCACGTACATCCCCAAGGACAACAGCGGCAACGACTATGCGGCGCTGGTCAATATGTCGCCGGTGCACCGGGCAGCGATGGAGGCGGCGAAGCTGAAGTTTGCAGACGCCCAGGCCCGGGGCGACAAAGATGGCATGAAAGCTGCCAACCAGGAGGCGGAAACCATCCGCGCCTTCTACGGTTACTCCGGCGGCGCGGACGGGAGTGAGTATATCCCGCTGAATCAGGGGCTGGCGGGGAATTTCAGCTATCAGAGCGCCCCTGCCTATCAGGACAAGTACACGGACCGGATTGACGAGCTTTTGAACGATATCCTCAACCGGGACGATTTCTCCTACGACGCCCTGGAGGACCCCCTCTACCAGCAGTATCGGGACCAGTACCGCCGGGAGGGCGAACGGGCCATGCAGGACACGCTGGGCCAGCTCTCGGCCCGGACCGGCGGCCTGGCTTCCTCCTGGGCCGGCACGGCGGCGCAGCAGCAGAACGACTACTATGCCTCTATGGCGGCGGACAGGATTCCGGAGCTCTATCAGCTGGCCTACTCGATGTACATGGACGATATCGACAGCCAGGTACGGGACCTGGGGCTGCTGGAGCAGATGAGCAGTACCCAGTATAACCGCTACCGCGACACCGTGGAGGACTGGCGCAACGACCGGAGCTTCGCCTACAACAAGTACCGCGACGACATCGGGGACGCGCGCTACGACGACGAGATGTCCTATAACCGGGACCTCTACACCAGCGAAACAGAGTATAACCGCGCACTGGACAAGGCAAAGACGCTGGCGGCGCTGGGCGACTTCTCGGGCTATCAGGCGCTGGGGTACAGCGCGGAGGAAATTGCGCGGATGCAGAGCGCCTACGCCCTGGCGCAGACGCCAGCCTACGGCGGCACGGCCTCCGGGGGGACCGGCGGCGGCTCGGCCTCCAGGGGGACCGGCGGCGGCTCCGGGGCGCCGGATGCGGCGGCGGGCACCGGAAACGGCGGCATGGACCTCTATGGGCTGTTCCAGGCGGCCAGGGAAAGCGGAATTGCGCCCGACGTATTCCTCAAACAAAAAAGCAACTACAAGAAGTATGGCTTCGACAGCGCGCCAGGCTACAGCGCCTATGAGGACTGGCTGAAGCGGCAAAACGAGCTGAACGCCGCCTATGAGCACAGTATCAGCCGCGGCGGCAGCGATGCGGCGCCCGGCACGCTGATTACGATGGTACAGCGATGGGTGCAGAACGGCGAGATCAGCGAGGAACTGGCGGCGTCCATGCTCGGGCAATACGGCATCCATGTCTACGGGAGTTAAGGAGGGACCTGTATGGGCAAGATCGACTGGGGAAAGACGAAAGCCATGGCCACGCGCAACCCGTCGCCCGCGCAGCCGGCCCAAAGCGCGCCAACGCAGCCGGCCCAAAGCGTGCCAACGCAGCTGGCCCAAAGCGTGCCAACGCAGGCGGGCGCGCCGCAGCGGGTTTCAAAAATCGACTGGGAAGCAACGCGGCGGGCCAATGGACTTTTAACGGCCTCCCAGCTGCAGACGCAGCAGGCGGCGCGGGACCGGGAGCGGAACGCGGCGCTGGAGGCCGCAGACCAGGGCAGGAACCGAAACGGCTATGCCTCCATGGCGGCGCTGAACGCGGAAACCAACGGCGCCTCCTACCGCGCCGCAGCGGCAGAACAGGGCGCTGCGGGGGCACCTCGTTTCGCGGACCATGCCACGATTCCCTCCGGCCCCCCACGGACGAATCCCGCACCCAATGTGACCGCAGAGCGCCAGATGCGAATCTACGACGGCTCCCACGGGCGGGTGGACCCTGGCGCGCTGGGTGTCCCCGGACAGCTGCAAAGCACGCTGGAGGGAGGCCGCGGGCGTGTCAGCCTGCGCATGCAGGGCGTTCCGCAGGCGATGCAATACACCGCAGAGGGCAGCCGGGGCGGCGCTGTGGCCTCCAGGCCCAACCGGGGCGGCAGCGGTCGGGTCGGCGGCGGCTTCGGCACTGCGGAGGCGCAGCGGACCACAGATTATATGGCACTCCAGGACGAGATCGCCCAAAAGCGGGACCAGCTGGTCAGCTGGCGGACGGACATCATAGAGGACCCGGTGCAGTATTCTCAGTACAAGGCGCTGCAAAGCGAGATCGAGGACCTGGAGAACAGGCGGAAGGCCATGGAGCGGGAGACGCCGGCCTTGAAGGGCGAGAGCGCCCTTGACCGGTTCGACCGCACCATGCAGGGCGTTGTGGATGCAGTATTCAGCTTCGACCCCTTCCAACCCCTCGACGACTGGGGCCGGGAGATGCAGACCCGCATGGAAACCGGCGGCAAGGCCGAAAACGGGAAAAACGCCAGCATCGGAGACATCATCGGCGGGGCGATTATCACAGGCATGGCCGACTTCAACAAGCAGGTGGCCAGCGGCCTGGATTTCCTGATCCCGACCGACTTTTTGGGGGAATACGACCCCTTCTCGGCGCTGAACGACCTGACCACCGAGAGTCAGGCGGCGCTGCGCGCCCGGCAGGAATACGCGCTGGACGACCGCTCCCAGGCGGCGAAGACCGCCAGCGAGATTGGCAGCGGCACCGTGGCGGCGCTGCCCCAGGCCATCACGGCGCTGCTCAGCCTCCCGGCGGCGGGCATCCAGTCCACCGCGGCGCTGGCCCCCCAGGCGAGCGGACTTGCCAGCTCCATCTCCCGAGGCGTCAGGACCATCTCCCGAAACCCGGGCTGTTGGCAGAGCTTTCTCACCACCGTGGGCGGCGAATATGAGGACGCCGCGGCCCAGGGCGGTGAGGGCTGGGCCGCGGCGCTGGCGGCCATCGTCTCGTCCATGGCAAACAGCGTGGTGGAGGTGGGCGGCGGCATCCAGACGCTGCCGGGGAACCTTCAGAACCCCGGAACCTCGGCCCTTCTGGAATGGTTCAAGTCCGGCCTGGACGAGGGCAAGGAGGAAGTGATCCAAAGCCTGATCTCCGGCATCACGCAAAAGGCCCTGGTGAACGGCGACAAGCCGGTATTTTCCATGACCGATGAGGACGCCATTATAAACCCGCTGTCCCTGGCGGAGGACTTTGGCATGGGCGCGGCGGTGGGCTGGACGCTGGGCGGCGGAGAGGCGCTGTTGACGGGTGCGCTGAACCGGCAGGCCCGCAAAGAGAACACCAGCGCGGCGCGCACGGCGCAGGCGGAGGCATACGCCCCGCCGGTCCCGGAGGCGCAGGAGGCGGCGCCCTATGGTACGGAGGAATCGAGATACCGGCCGGAACCGGCGGTGATTGACGCGGAGGGCGCCATGCAGGACGCCGCGCTCTGGGAGGCGGCGCAGGAGGCCGCTATGCAGCAGGAGGGATCACCGCCGCTGGAGAATGCGGGCCAAAATTCGGATGCCGCAATTCTGCATGACATTTCCATGACCAACGCAGATCAGATTACCGCGAATACCACATCGCTACCCGCCGGAATTCTTTCAAACCTCAGCCGTGCGCGGACATACTTCCTGGATTTTGCCGGAAGACATTTTCCAAAGCGTGTCACGGTGCGGGAGAATGGAAAAACCATTGATATACCGAGAAAGGGCCTCTCAAAGCTCATGAACGGCGTGCTGTCCAAGGAGCTGTATACGAGCGCTTTCCACGTGCCGGCGCTGCTGGAGGCTGCTTCCAGAACCGGGCAGGCGGAATCCTACCATCAGGACCCCAATATTCCAACCTATGAATACTACGACAGCGCCATTTCTGTGGACGGAATGGAATACGTCGCCCACATCCGGGTCAAAAACACGAACATGGGCGACAAGTATTACGGACATACGATCCGTGAGCTGGACAGGATAAAAATAGAGCCGTCCCTGCGAACCTCCGCTGTACAAGGACAGACGGTACAGCCCGGAAATGCGGACGACTCTATGGCCGCAGCCGGCGACGCCAGCTTGACCACTTCCAGTATACCACAGGACGCCGGAAGCGTCAAGGGCGGGGGCGCTGTACAGGATGCCGCGCTCTGGGAGGCGGCGCAGGAGGCTGCTATGCAGCAGGGGCAGACTGAGAGTACGGCGATCAATACGGACCCGGCAGCGCATACGCCGAAAGAGCAGGCGATGATCGAAGAATATCAGGCGGCGGTGGATGATGCTGTCAAGGGTGTTTTTGAAAGCTACCTCAAGAATTCGGAACAAGCCTTTTCCAGATACAATATTTCGTCTGTTACAGCCCGGCAGGCTGCGGATGCGAGCAGGCTGCTCGGCGGCGATTATAGCGGATATCGCAATGCCATCAACTCCAACGGCGTGCGCCATATTCTGAACGGGCACGGACCGAACGGTACGGTTGACAGATCTCTGGCAGACCTGAACGATGCTGGACGGATTGGCTATGTTTTGGAGCATTATGACGATGTAACTCTTGCGCGGTATGCAAGCGGAGAGCAAAATTTCAGTGATGAATTCAGAGGCGCTGACAACCGACCGGCACCGATGCTGATCTACAGCAAAAAAGTAAACGGAACCTATTATGTTATCGAGGCAATCCCAGAATCCCGCTATAAAAAATTTTGGGTTGTCTCAGCATATATGAAAGCAGGAGATGTTACGCAAGCTCCCAATGCCAAAGGCCCCGGGAATACGCCCAAAGCGTCTCTTGCTTCTCCATCTCCTGCCAATGCGAGCGTAGCACAAAAAACTGACGGTGTCAAGGGAATCAACACAACGGACGCCTCCCGGTTTGCGGCCGGTACCGATTCTGCAAATGTGGCTTCTGCTGCTCCAGATGTATTACAGGCCGGCTTCGATGTCAAGGCTGGGCGGGAGCAGCTGCAACGATATGCCGACGCCTTTGGCGAGCACGGGCGGAGGGCGCTGCTGGCGGCCTATGACGGGGAGACTGCCTCCGACCGCTACTACGCGGGCTTTGCCGCGCAGTACCAGGCGGGCCTGACGGGCCTGGACGCCGGGAAGGCGCGGACCGGGAACCTGAATCAGGCGCAGCAGTACGCGGCCTATACCGCAGGGCAGAACGACGCCAGGGCCAGCCTGGAGACGGAAAGACAGGCGGCACGGCTGCCGGATCAGTCCGCGTCGCTGGTCCGGAACGAGCAGGCCAGGGGCCTCCCCGAAGCACAGGCAGACTTCCTGGACCGGCTGGCGCGGGAAGCAGGCGTCCATATCGAGCTGACCGGCAGCATCGCTGACGAGGCCGGAAATCCGGGCGCGGCCAACGGCGTCTATCTCCCGGAGCGCAACACCGTCCGCATCGCCATGGACGCGGACCAGCCCCTTATGACGGTGGCGGCGCATGAGATCACGCACTATCTTCAGGATACGGCCCCGGAGGACTACCGGGCTTACCGGGACTATGCCAACCGGGCGCTCTCCGAGCGGCTGGGCACGGCGGCGGTGGAGGAGGCCATGCGGCGGTACGCCGCCCACGGGCAGGAGCTGACCGTGGAGCAGGCCATGGACGAGGTGGCGGCGGAGTTCGCTGAGGCCATGGCCAGGGACGGAAGGCTCTTTGAAAATCTGGCGCGGGAAAACAGGCGCATAGCCCGGCGGGTGCTGGACGCGTTGAAAGCGTTTCTGGAGAAGGTGCGGCGGGTCTTTTCCGGCTCCCGCGCGGCCCGGAACAGCGAGGCCATGCGCGTCTACGGCGTGGACATGGACACCCTGGAACAGGCCGCGAAGCTCTGGCAGAGGGCCTATGACGCCGCCGGGAGCGCGCAGGGAAGCGAAAACGCCGCCACAGGGGGCGGCGAGGAAAGATATTCCATTCGGCAGACAGAAGACGGGAAAAAATACGTCCAGGCGGACCGGCAGGTGATTTTCGGAAACGACCCGGCTGCCTGGGGCCAACAGGTGGAGGACTACATCAACGGGAAAATCCGCCGCGGGCAGGACGTGCAACTGGCCGCCGAGGACGGAGACGTGCTGACCCTGACAGCGGATACGGCGGGCAAGGCAAAGCACGCATTTCTTCCCAACGGAAAGCCCATGACGGACAGCCAATATTGGACCAAGGTCAACGCGGAGGCGCATATTGACGAATTGGCGCAGGTGTCCACGCGTACCGCTGAACGGAGCGACGCAGATAACCGGCATGGCAGCTTTGCCGCCAACGGCTGGCAGTATCGCACAGCGTATTTTCAAGATTTTGACGGGAAATACTACCGGTTAAGAATTTCTGTTGCCAAAAATGCAAGCGGAAACGTAGTGTATAACATCGGGCAAATTCAAGAGAGAAGCCATCCCCATGTTAACGGCTCTTCCACCAAAGGCGGCGCTCTAAAAGATGGGGAGACTTCTCCTACAATCAGTATATCCAAAACCGGCGGAGAAGTCAACACGCAATTTGACGCAGCGGGCGGCGAGGCGAAGTATTCCTTCAAGGGCTATGATGCGGACAGTGGCAGAGGCATTTATGAAGGAAATTTTCCGCTGGGTACGCCTAAAGCTGCCAAAGCAGAACGGATTCTCAGTTTGATTCAAGATGTCTGGAGTAAAGCGCCCATTGATCTTGTCATCAAAAACGCCGACGGGAGTTCCAGAACGATCCAGGCACAGTTCGATCCGACCTATGATGCACCTGGTGAAAACATTCGCACCGATGCCTCCAAGCTTATGGGCGGAAACCGTCACGGTTCGGCCTCAGAGCAGCGAGTCACGCTGGACCTGGCGGACGATTATTATCAAATCGCTGCCGAGGCTAAATACAACTATTCCATGCCCGAGACAGGAAAGACCTCTCCTACTCATCGGGGCGTAAAGGAGTGGCATTACTTTATCAATGACATTCTGTTTCAGGAATACGGCAAGAAAGAAACCACCCCCTACCGCGTCACCGTCAACGTCAAAGAGCGGAATGACGGCAGCTTTGTCTACAGCTTCAACGCGGAAAGGCAAAAAGAAAGGCCGAGCACCCGGCGGACTTTACATGCCGACGTAAACCAATCCGGCAAAACCGGAGAGGCCAATGCTCAACCTTCTACGACCAGTATATCCAAAACCGGCGGAGAAGTCAACACGCAATTTGATGCGGCGCGCGGCGCGAGGTATTCCATTCACAAGCAGTTCAGCCAGGATATCCGGGCATGGGATGAGGAAGGACAGCCCGGCGGGGAGCAGTTTATTCTGGGCAGCACCGGTCCGGTCCTGCAAGGCCTTGGGGCCATTGAGAGCGACATCTACATGAACGGGGACAAGATCAGCACGATTCTGGAGCAGCATCCGGAAATGACCATTCGGGAGATTCAGCGCATTCCTGAGATTCTGGAGGACCCGGTGCTGGTGCTCAAGAGCAGGAATGTGGGTGGGTCCGCACGTAACAGTCGCCTGGTCATGTTTGGCTCTGTTAAGGCCCGGGACGGGCGGCCTGTCATGTGCGTGCTTGATCTGCGGCCCACTGAAAACGGGTTTTTGCTGGACGATATGCAGAAAGTGACCAGCGCCTACACCAAAGATACTAACCCGGTCGGCTTTATCACAAACAGCGGTGTGCTTTATGCGGATAAAAAAAGAACCGCCCATCTGCTTTCGGCTATAGGCTTCCATATGCCTATAACCTGCAATCAAGGCGGTTACGTTGGTAGTATAACCTATGAGCACGGAAATGTCAACCTGACCGGAGAGAAATTTTCCGACGTGGTGAGCACGGAGGTCCAGGCCTCCGAGGCGGAGCAGATGCTGACGCAGCAAAATACCGCCCGGGAGGGCGGCGAGGCAAGGTATTCCCTAAAAGAGTTTACAGACGGCCGCCGCTTTGTGGACGTAGAAGCCGATCAGGAACGTTTTGATGGGCTGAATGAGCGAGAGATGGGGCGTCTGGCGACCAAAATTATTCGGGAGAAGTTCGTCGGAAAGGTTATCGGCCTGGATAACCGGGTCTTTGTGAAGAGCCGGAGCGCCAGCGAGTACGGTTTTCCCGTGAAGCATCTTGACCCCGATGCACACAATGCGAAAATGCGGGCCTCTGCTGAATTGGACAACCTCATGGACGCCGGTACTAATTTCCGCATGGAGCCGGACGGACGGGACGGACACGTTCACGCAGATGCAGTCGGAGACTTCCGGTATTTTGACACCACGTTTAAGGTGGGCAATCAATATTATACCGGAGTGATTAACCTCCTGCCTACAGAACGCGGTATTGTTTTGAAAGATGTGACGCAAATAAGAAACATCACGCAGGCCATCAGCGGTTCTTACGGAGAAAATCCCCAGGCCACAATCCTACGTGATGCTTCTATGAGCAGTATATCCAAAAACGACGAAGGTGTCAACACGCAATTTGACGCAGTGGGCGGCGAGGCAAGATACTCTATCAAGTATGACCGGGACAATACCCCATACGTGGAGGTGGAAAACGACATTCTGGAGGGCGTGCCCAGGAACGAATGGGTCAGGACGGTCAAGGAGAACCTGCGCAGAAAGTTCCCGGGAGGCGTGAGCATAGGGAACAATGTGATTCAAATTACCGGCAAAAGCCGAGGGGAAATGACTTTCTCCAAGTATATGCAGAGCCTTATGAGAACGGACACAGCGCTGTTTGCAGACAAGCTGCGGGCAACGAACAACGCGGATGAAATTTTGAAGGCTTCCCAGGATTGGGTGAACGAAGCACTTATGCACCCAAGGAAAGATACAATTCAAGAGTTCGCAAGGGGATCGGCACAGCTGCGAATCGGGGCTTCCGATTATACAGCGCAGGTCGTTGTTGCAAAGCGTTCAGACGGGAAGCTGCTGCTGTATGATATTCTGGCGCTTTCTCCGACCGAAATTCAGGCAAAAGAACAAAAGTCCGATGCGGCGATATCCAGGAACCCGTCACCGGGAACCGGAAGAAGCACCGCATCAGGCTTTGAGACCAGTATAGCGCAGGATGATAGTGAAGTCAACGGGCAATATTCGCTCAAAGGGCGGTCATTTACAGAGGACAAATATTTTGCACGGCAGATTGACCACTGGGATGCGCTTGCGGACGGGGCCAGGATCAAGGTGGGGACCGTACGCGGCGGCAGCGCGCTTCATCAGGTGGGCCTGCCGGCTTCTGACCTGTACTTCGACACCGGTAAAATCAAAAAGGCAATGTCGAAGCACGCAGACCATCTAAGCGCGGAAATCCTAAAAGGAATCCCAGACCTGCTGAATGACCCGATCGCCATTGCCGAGTACGGCGGCCCGGATGGGCGCGTCAAAAATACAGTCAATGTCTACGGAAATCTTTTCATAGGGGATACACCGGTGGTTGTGGGCGTGGTGATGCATCGGGACCGTGCTGGACGAAATGCAATCAACAATATCCGCACCATCCATGCCAGGAAGGATTTTGCCAAGCAAATTACGCCGGAGACCCTTCTCTATCTGAACGAAAACAAAGGGAAAGTCCGCAGTTGGTTCCAGGTCTGCGGCAACCTAAACGTGCCGTTAGAGGGAATCAAGTACGGACTTATCCGCAGTATAGCATTTGACGACGGTTCTGTCAACGGTGGATTTTCTGGAAAGGATGCGGGAAATGCCGCCTGGAAGGGCGGCGAGGGGCGATATTCGCTGAAAAAGTATAGTCCAGAGCAAATTAAAAATTGGGCTGGAAGCAAGAGTATTATGGTCTATCAAGACCAGGCCCAGCTCCGACGGTTTATTCAGAATGCCATGGACGGCTATAACCTGGGAAAGAAGCTGTATTTCGGCGCAATCCCTGTAGACCTCGCCGCACGCATCAAGGCGGATACCGGGGTGGACGTTGAGGGGTATAACTGCGCGTTAGGGGCAAATGAAATCCGAAAAATATTTAAAGATCACGGAAACGGGCAGATCGAGAATCTTCGGGGGCAGCGGGCCATCACGATAGATGATGTTCTGTCCCTACAAGATATCATCCAAGCCCCGGATGATATCCGGCTGTCTAAAAAGCAATACAACGGAAAGCCCGCGATAGAGTTTGTCAAGACCATCAATGGACGAACGACGGTTGTATCGTATATGTCTGATAAACACATGGATTTAACGGTACAGACCATGTATTCCGGAAAAAATAAAGAGGGCCTTGCCACCCCGACAGGTGAACAAGCCCCTGTCAATACGCCCGTAGCGAGTAGTGGTACAGCCCTCGAAAACAGTATATTCAAAACCGATGGCGAAGTCAACACGCAATATTCGCTCAAAGGGGCGGTTCGGGCGTATGAGGGGAGAGCCTTGGCGGAGGATTCTGAACTATATAACTACGACTTCCTCACCTCCCTGCCGGATATGAAGGTCACAGAGCTGCCAAGCGTGGAGACTGTCCGCGACGCGGATGGAAAGATCAACACACGGGCCGTGGTGGATCTGGGCATGAAAAACGCCCGCGCCGTGGGAACGGAGCGGGACGGAAAGATCTTCATTCGGAACGATTACACTGGCCGAGCGCTACGCCTGGACGCGTCCAGCGTCCGCCATGGGCTGAACGGCGGCCTGAGTCGTCTGCTGACCAACGCCAGACTGGGCGCTGTCATCGGTGACGTGGTGAAAAACGCCGTGCCCATCAATGCGCTGCAAAATAAGGCGCAGGGCGTCGACGGTACCTATGCCATGGCTGCTTATGCGGCAGATGAGGCCGGACGGGAATTTGTTGCCATTGTTACCGCGGAACAGAGAAGCGGGAACATCCATGGGCTTGAGATCTACGATGTGACCCATGCAGTGAGCGGAAGACAAAAAAGAAGCGAACGGGCGGACACGAAGTCCCAGGGAGTTTACCCTTCCACGAACGCTTCTACGATTAAAATAGCAGATTTCCTGGAGATTGTCAAGGGTACGCACCAGAGCATTTTACCGCAGGATGTGCTGAATCATTTTGAAGAGGTGCGAAATCCCAGTGGATATTACACAGGACAGGCGAAGTTCTCGCTCAAGGGCGGTTTGGCGTACCTGGAGGAGGCGGGGCGTATCCAGGAGCAGGCGCAGAAGGCGGGATGGAGCGATGCGCAGCTGCGCGAGGCGCTGCACGGCGCGGTGGACCGAATGCTTCAGTCGCACGTTGAAAAATACGGCAGTATCCCCGCCGGAGAGAATCCCGCCAGGACCGTACAGGTCCCGAAGCGGACCGCTGCCGGCGAGAAGGTCTCCCGGACGGTGCGGACGATCCTGGAGGCAAAGGCCACGCCGGAGGAGGCCATTCCCTCCATCCGCGAGCTGGTGGCGAAGGGTGATTTCTCCTATGAGACCATCACGGACAGGGCGGCCATCGCCCGGGCGGAGGAAACCGTCACGGACAGGAGCTGGAACAGAACCATGCGCGACTGGGAGCGGGACATGAACGCCGGCAGGGTGAACAAAGACAACACCGCTCTGGGCTGGGCGCTCTACAACCACGCGGCGAACGCCGGCGACCTGGATGCGGCGATGGACGTACTCCAGCACATGGTCCGCAGCCAGCGCAGCGCCGCTCAGGCGCTCCAGGCGACCCGCATTCTCAAAAAACTCTCCCCGGAGGCGCAGCTTTACGGCGCGGCGCAGAGCGTGGAGGGCTTACAGCGGGAGCTGAACGAGCGCTACGGCGGCGGGAAAGCGCCGGAGCTGAAGATCGACCCGGAACTGGGCGAACGGCTCCTGGCGGCGGAGGACCAGAAGGGCCGGGACGCGGCGCTGCGGGAGATCTACCGGGACATCGGGCGGCAGCTGCCGGCCCGCTTCCGGGACAAGTGGAACGCCTGGCGGTATCTCTCCATGCTGGGCAACCCCCGGACCCATGTGCGCAATCTCGTGGGCAACGCGGGCTTTGCGCCGGTGGTGGCTGTGAAGGACCTGGCGGCTACGGGCATTGAAAAGGCGGTACACGCGGTATCCGGCGGAAGGCTGGAGCGGAGCAAGGGCCTTGCGGGTCTCGGCAAGCTGCTGCCGGCGGCATGGGCGGACTACGCCAACGTGGAGGAGGCGGCGCTGGGCGGCGGGAAATACGGCGACCTGCAAAACGCCAACCGGTACATCGAGGAAGGCCGCAGGATCTTTCCAGGGAGGAACCCGGTCAGCAAGGCCCTGGAGGCCGCGCGGAGGGCCAACAGCTACGCCCTGGACCGGGAGGATGTGTGGTTCTCCAAGCCCCATTACGCCTTTGCCCTGGCGCAGTTCTGTGCGGCGCACAGGATCACGGAGGCGGAAATCCGGAAGGGCAACGACCAGGTGCTGGCGGCGGCCCGGAACTACGCCATCCGGGAAGCCCAGAAGGCCACCTACCGGGACGCCAACGCCCTGAGCCAGGCCATCAGCGCACTGGGGAAGGACCATTCCCGCGGGAGGAACCCGGTCGGCAAGGCTCTGGGGACAGTGATGGAGGGCATTCTCCCGTTCCGAAAGACGCCGGCCAACATTCTGGCGCGGGGACTGGAGTACAGTCCGCTGGGGCTGCTGAAGGGCATCAGCTATGATCTGACGCAGGTGCACAGGGGCAACATGACGGGGGCGGAGGCTATCGACAACATCTCCGCCGGCCTGACCGGCACCGGCCTGCTGGGTTTGGGCGTCTGGCTGGCGGCGGAGGGGCTGGTGCGGGGGCTTGGCGCCGGGGACGACAGGGAGCGCGAGCTGGAGCGCCTGCAAGGCCACCAGGACTACGCGCTGGAGCTGCGGAACGGTACAAGTATAACGCTGGACTGGCTGGCCCCGGAGGCACTTCCCTTCTTCGTGGGCGTCAACCTCTGGGAGGCGACCCATGGGAGCGGGCAGAAGGCGACGCTCTCGCAGGTCCTGAACGCGGTGGGGAACGTCTCCGAGCCGATGCTGGAGATGAGCTGCCTGCAAAGCCTCAACGACGTACTGGAATCCGGCAGCAGGCTCACCTCCGACGGGCTGGGGGCGCTGCCTGCGGCGCTGGCCAGCGCCGCCACCAGCTATCTGACCCAGGCGCTTCCCACGCTGCTGGGGCAGATTGAGCGGACGGGCGAGGCGGAGCGGGAGACCACCTACACCGGGAAAAGCGCGTTTCTCACCGAGGATATACAGTATCTTCTGGGAAAGGTCAGCGGGAAGATTCCCTTCTGGGAATACCAGCAGATTCCGTATATCGACGCCTGGGGGCGGCATGAGAGCAACGGAAGCACCGGCGAGCGGGCGCTCGGCAGCTTTATCAACCCGGCTTACACCTCGAAGATTGAGGAAAGTCCGGTGGAGGATGAGCTGCTGCGGCTGTACAAGGAAACCGGCGAGGCCGGCGTGCTGCCATCCAGGGCTGAGAAGTATTTCATGGTGGACGGAGAGAGCAGGGACCTGACCGCGCAGGAATATGTACGCTACGCCGAGAAAAAAGGGCAGACAGCTCTCAAGCTGGTATCCGATCTGACGGAGTGGGATGGGTATAAGAACCTGGAAGACGGTGTGAAGACCGAATGTGTAAAGGATGCCTATACCTACGCAAACCAGAGCGCCCGCCACGACATTGACCGGCGGGCAAAGGAAGCCGCCTGGGTGCAGAAGGCCCGGACCGGCGAAGAAACGCACGGCATTCCGGTTTCCGTCTATATCCTGCTCCGGAACGAGGTGAACGACATGGAAAGCCTGAAGGACGAGGGCGGCGATCCCATCGCCTACAGCAAGAGCCTGCTTGTGATGCAGGCGGTCTACAGCTGGCACGGACTGACGGACGCGCAGCGGGAGTATCTGTTTGAGGCCTTTGAGGTGGGCGGCAAGGTTATTGCATACAACCGGGCCGCTGTGGATGAGACACTGCAAAGGATGCGGGCGAAGCAGGAGAAAGCGGGGTGAGGAATCGACATGAAAACGACCATCCGGGTGCGTGCAGCCCCCCGCCACCCGTCTGCGGCAGACGCCGGAGCTGGCGGAAGAAAATAAGAAAAGCCGCCCCCGTAACGGGAACGGCAGAAATTGACAAAATGCGGCGCTTCTGGTAAGATGGAGCTGCCTCTCGGGTTCCCCCGACTCACCACGGAAAGAAAAAC